GCTGTATTAAGGGATCAACTACCGCAGATAAAAATTTATCGTTGGCAGGAGTTTGAAAAATTACTGGTAGCAGCTCTACTGATCTGCGTATAGGTAGTTGACTGTTAGGAAATTTATCGGCCATATTAATAAGTTGTTGATACTATAGAGTTAGTGCTGGCACCTATTTCGGATGCGGTAATAGCAGAAACGATTTCGATATCGTCTACTGTGGCTGCGCTGATCAGTATTTCGTCTGATCTGCTTTGTATTTCAAAAAGACTGCCAAATGATTGATTAGATTGTTTCGGCACTATCACAATATTAGCGAGATCCGGAGATACTGTGTTTAAAATATATGTGGTTAGTTCGCCCATGTAAAATCTGTCGCCGAAGTCCCAATTGTTTATATCAAAGAAACTGTTAATAGCAGTGATTACTCTAACTTTGAGATCATTGTCATTGATCGAGCGATTTTGATTCTTAACAACCTTAAACACTGCCTGTAGTTTAGGATCTGCTTTAGATCCAAACAAAACTTTGTATTTTACAGGATGATATATTATATCATCGCTGATAGATTTAATCGATGATAGTGCTGTGCCAAATGTTGTTCTCAATGCGTCGCTGGTAGGTGCAATTGGTTCGATGCTGCTACCACCTGTGAGATATATTCTATAACTTTCATCGTAACTTCTAATTAGCAGATAAATGTCAATGATATTACTAGTGGAAGGATCGATCCTTCTATCTACACTGGCGTTATGAGTGTATTGAAATTTAAGATTTCTTCTACCAACAACTGCTGTATATTCGTTGGCTATGTCTAGAGTGTTAGTAGTTCTATTGACTCGTTTAACAATGCTTTCAGCAGAGTCATAGAAATATATCAACTGCTGATCAGGATATGTCACTGTATCATTGAAAGTTATTCCAGCTTCTTTTTGTCTGATTAAGATTAAATCATTTGAGTTATCTATAAGTGTTTTAATTTGTGTTCCGTATACATCGTTTGAAGCTAGGAAAAACAAGAAATTTAAATCTTGATCTAGGCCTACAATGTTTTCAAATGATTCAGGATTATCAACCACTCCGTCATCGTCTGCATCTCTAAAACTTAATTTAATTTCGTTGGTGCTTTCATAGCCGTCATCAAACTTTATAGTATCGCTGATTTCAAACGGAATATCTTGTTTAATCTCTGTGATAAAATCCTTGCCAGTATTGATTCCCAACACAGAGATCTGATCTTTAACCACTGCACCTACTTGATCATTATACTGTTTCTCATTGCTGTCAAAATAAAATCTATTCTGTTGTACGCTACCGAAAATATATGACTGCTTTCTAATTCTCACGGTATAGCTGTCGGGTTGTTTAATTAAAGCCACTACCCAAGAACTATCTATGTTAGTATTGGTAGTATCTCCAGCTTTGCCCAAAGTAAAATCATTGGTTAGATTTAAATTGCTGGCAGTGATCAGCTTCCATTGAGATTCAGTAATCTCATATCTCAGTCCAAAAGTTTGATTGTCAAACACTTGGTTGACAATTTCAGTTTCAAGTGCAACTGGTAAATCGCTGACAAATCTTGGCACTATGCGTTGAGCCACAGCGCCTGTAGGCACTAGATCGCTGAGTGTAATCGGGCCTAGGCCTTTAACATATGTTCCGTCTCCAGTAATCTTGACAATTTTTGTCCATAGGTAATCTGTCTGATCAGCATCATTGACATTGGTTGCAACTAATTTTCCTTTTTTAAACTTAAATCCGGTAGGCGGAATAAACTTAATTGCTGCATTAACTAACGCATATTTCAAGTTGCTGGTAGAATATCCGGCAACCTTGAGTTGAGAATTATCTACCACATTTTTAAAATATCCTGTGCTGGTAGCAGTGGTAACAGACTGCCATACTGTGTTAACGTCTGTGAATAATATCTTATCAAACTTGGTAAAATAAAAATTATAAACTTCAGCATCTGTAAACACTGGTTCTACGCTGCGTCTAATAAAATTAATAATATCTATTCTGCTGGTAAATTTAAATGACAACACCGATTCATCTTCTTGTTTGTAAAGATATCCGTCATCCCCAAATACATTGATACTGCTATATTTTCCAGTGGCATCAATGATATCAAAGTTTCTACTGATACCGCTAGATGTTCTATTCACTGCTTTAATTTTTACAATATTCTGTGAACCTAACAACGGTGCAAGATTATAATCTTCTGCAGTGATCATTCTATTCTGAGTATAGTATACCGCAGGTGCATTAGCACGAATGTTGTCTATGTCTTCAGAGGCAGCAGAATTAGCCACGGTGCTCTGCAAGGCCAGGCCAATAGTTAGTGTGTGTTCAACATTATTTTTGTTTCTATACAAAATAGAAATGTTAATACCCCTTAATTCATTAGGGTATATGGTGTACGATAAACCATTGCTGGTTCTATAAAATACTCTAAAAGATCCCTGTGGTAAATTTCCGTAGACGCCGTCTGCAAACACAAGATCTATGTTGTCATCTTCTTTGGTATTGATAGCATAAATGTTACGTATGTCTTGAGTGACACTGTTGTAGGCAATGTTATTACCTACCAACGAAGATACTTTGGTCCATTCTTCAAGTTGAGCACCTTGTGAGTTTAAGGAAAATAGCCATACATCATCATTATTGATGTTGCCAGCATCTACGGCAATTTTTTCATTGGTGGTTGGTACGTCCACTGTGAAATCTGCTAATTCCAACGTACCTTGTTTAAACTGCACAAAGAATCCTGTGTTAGCACTGCCTGGTCCGGACCCGTCGTTTCTATAAACAAATCCTAGTTGATTGCCAGGCACTGGAGGTTCTTCGTAGATGTTTTCACTGTTTTTAAAAGCTGTGCTGACTATCTCAAAACTCATGCCTCTGCTGGCCACGGTCTTAGAGAAAGAAAACAAAGGCACGTCTGTGCTAACTGTACGAAATCTATACTGTTCTGTAGGAATTCCTTGAATGATAGCAGAGCCTTGGCTGCGACCAAATTCTGTGTTGTCTGCCATGGCAGAATTTAACACAGTGAGAAACTGTTCTAACCAGTTGGCATTTGTGGGGTCGTTCCAAGTTATTAACTGCTGTGCAAGATTTTTTCCGTTACTATCCACGATAGTGTCAGTGGTAGAAATTGTTGTAAACTTTAATAGTCCACTGGACGCAACAGTGCGTTTGGCATTGTAACTAAGCATACGAGCAATTCTCAGTACGCTTTCTTTGGTCTCAGCTAACTCGATGAAATTTTCGCGGCTGGCAAGATCTATACGGAATGCGAGACTTTGTCCCAAGAACGCCACAGCATCTATCAATGCCATGTATTCTGATGATTCTATATAGTCGTTGAAATCTTCTGGGTAGTTTTCACGTAGGTATGTGATAATAACTCTACGCAGATTTTCAAAATCGTAGCTGCGGAAATCAGCGTTTTTAAACGTCTGATAGATCCTAGTCCAATCTTGATTTAGTATGAGATTGTTTTGTCTGCTGGTTGTGGTCATACCAATATTTACCCTTAAAAATAAACTGCTTAGTTAATTACCGAATTAGTCTTGTCAAAGTTCAAGGTCATACGTTCATTGATGTTAAAAGGAATATACACCAAATCTGCTTGAATACGCATGCCTTGATCTGTGCTGTCTATGTTAATTTCTGTGACTGCAAATCTAGGATCGTAGTTTATGATAGCTTCCACATCCTTGGCTATGATCTCTTTGACATCAGGAGTAAATGGTTCAAATAACATGTCCCAAATCACTGTGCCGAATTCTGGATTTTCTAGTTTTTCGCCCTTGCGGATATAAAAATGATTGATCAAATCCTGCTTGACAAGATTAATATCATATAGTTTAAAGTTCTTATTAGCTTCGCTGGAGCTGAATCCCTTGTAGGTAAATTGTCCTTGATTCTGTGTCACAGTAGCAGAACGTTGTGCTGCTGTTTGTTGATTGTATAGTCTTGTGGCCATATTAAGTATCCCTATCTGTTTTATCTGGTGTCAATAAATCTGGTGCTCTGTGCTCATGTAGTACCCAAGGTTCATGCATAGGTATGCGCTTCATGAAGCTTTTCACAACACCAGCTTGATACCGCTTGTCCCAGCCTGCTGCTGTACTAGTAGCTGGATTATCTCTGAGATCATACGGCCTTACAAAGTCAGCAGCCGCAGCAGTTTCTGCATTATTTGGTCCATTGAAATTGATCTTAGTACCGTTGAGTTTG